AATATAGAGAAACAAATATAATCTAAGCAGAGTGAAATTAGTGCTTCGTCTCAATACATTGACAAGATTCAGAAGAACATAGAGTCTATTTTGAATGAAGGAACAGAAGTGGAAGAGACTAAGAAAGAACTATCCGAACTGCTTGGTGAAGGAAAGACTCATATTGAAAAGAGAAAAGAACTTATCGAAGACAAACATTATCTTGCTATTGCTTCTACTCTTCTGAAGGATAGTGGAATCAAGGCAAAGATTATTAAGCACTATTTGCCAATTATGAACAAGTTAATTAACAAGTATCTTTCTGATATGGATTTCTTCTGTCAGTTTAATCTTGACGAAAACTTCAACGAGACAATCAAGAGTCGCCATCGTGACGAGTTTTCCTACCATAGTTTCAGTGAAGGTGAACGATTGCGTATCGACCTATCTTTACTTCTTGCATGGCGTGAGATTGCACGACTCAAGAACAGCGTAAACTGTAACTTGTTAATTCTTGATGAGGTCTTTGATTCAAGTCTTGACGCCGTTGGTACAGAAGAGTTCTTAAAACTCTTGACATCCTTCGGAAGTCGTGCTAATATATTTGTAATAAGTCATAAGTCTGATACAATGACGGACAAGTTCCAGAATCATATCGTCTTTGAAAAGAAAAACAACTTCAGTAGAATAAAATGATGACACAAACAAAACCTTACTATGAGCGTAACGAGCATGTGATAAACTCACATGTGAATTGTAACTTTGAAGACCTTCTTGAAATGACACCCGACGAGTTTCGTGAGTGGGTGATTGAAATGCGTAAGGTAGTCAAGGATGCATGGGATAACTATGGTTGTCCTCCACGCACAGGTAAGAACGAAGATGAAATCATCGACGCATTCAATAAGATTGCAGAGTATCCCGTTCACCAGTTCACACACACTGACGAACTGTCTGATATAGACGATGATGTAATTATCAACAAGTCTCGTATGGCAGTTGAAGTAGATCAGTGGTTCTCGAACATGTTTATGACGAGAATCAACTACACCGAAAAGGACAATGGATATTCCATCTATGATTTGGTTGCAGATGATAATCGCCTAGATCAAGTTGTGAGAGGTGCAATGCGTCATCTTCGCCGTGATTCTTTTTACACACACGCACTCTCTGCAATCAAGAGAAACAAGAAGTATGCAATCGTATCGGTTGATAGCGGAGACGAATGGATTGAAACATTCTTCAACAACCAAGCAATCTTCAAAGGACATGACTTTCTACTCGAACAAATTAAGATTCGAGAAGGTGCAAACTCCGGTTACTTTCAGTTAGAGCAGGATGATGTTCTGCAACTCACGAAGGAACAGGTAGAGAAGTGGAAAGACAAGATGTCATATCGACATCACTCTACTTTTGACATAGATGACATGCCAGATGATAAGGTGTATGCTATTCGCATATATAAGCAAGGAAGAAAAGTTTTTCCCGCGGGATTCAAGTCTTTTCGTATTGGGTATATTCAACCCGCAGTGAATTTCCCTCCAATGACGGCGAAGTATTTATATGAACGATTCACAGAAAATATCAAAGATCAAGAACGTATTGTCATCTATGACCCGTCAAGTGGGTGGGGTGGTCGCATACTTGGTGCTATGGGTGTTCGGGATGATCGTCGGATTCACTATGTTGGGACTGACCCTAATCCTGATAATTTTCTCGACGATGGTAATGGCAGTAAGTATGAGTCTCTCGCTGATTTTTACAATACCAAGACTTATCGCGGAAATCCATTCTTTTCCGAAACAAATACTTTCCACCAATTCATGGAAGGATCAGAAGAGATTGGCAAACACCCAGATTTCCAACAGTATCGAGGAAGCACAGACCTCATTTTTACTTCACCACCTTATTTCAACAGAGAGGCATATTCGGAGGACGAGAACCAATCTTACAAGAAGTATGGATCGTCGTATGCGTCATGGCGGGACGGATTCCTCCGACCGACACTAGAGACATGTGTGGAGTGGTTGAAAAACGACCGATATTTATTATGGAATGTGGCAGATGTGTTAGTGAGTGGAAAATACTTACCCATAGAACAAGATAGCATTGACATTCTCGAATCATTTGGTATGATATATGAATACACAATGAAGATGGGATTAGAAGGAATGCCGGGACAGAATAGAGTTGGCGAAGACGGAAAGCCTAAATGTAAAAACTTCTGTCAAGTCAACGGAAAATACTTAAAGTACGAACCAGTGTTCGTTTTCAAAAAACCATAAAGGAAAAAAATATGGCGTGTAAATGTGGAAAGAATAAAGATTGTAAATGCAGTGAACTTTTATATATCACCAATCCAAACTGTGGTTGGTGTAAGAAAGCAGATCCAGTTGTTGAGGAAATGGTAAACAATGGACATAAGATTACTACTCTTGATATTACTAAACCAGAAGATGCAAAGAAGGCGGGAGAAGTAAAAGCAAAACATAATGCACAATGCGGCACACCTCTCTTCATTGACGGTAAGAGTGGTAATATGGTTTGTGGTTTCCGACAAGATGTTTTGGAGAAGTGGGCAACGGGAGAAGATATTCCTGCACCCCCAACTCGTCCTCAACAACCAAGACCAGGTCAACCACAACAACAGCAACAAGGTGGACCACAAAAAACTAGAGTGGAGTATGTTTGGCTCGACGGTGATTCACCAAAGAATATCAGAAGTAAAGTTAGATTTTTGACAATCGATTTACGAAATCCAAAACTGCTAGAAACTGCGATTCCTGCATGGACGTTTGATGGTTCTAGCACAAAGCAAGCAGAAGGTTCTTCTAGTGATTGTGTTCTAAAACCAGTAAAATGGGTTATGAATAGCACAGAAAGAACAAGAACTCCATCACTTGTTGTTTTATGCGAAGTTATGAATGCAGACGGAACTCCACATAAATCAAATACAAGAGCAAATCTTGTAAATACCATTAAAGAAACTGATATGGGTGATATGTGGTTTGGTTTGGAACAAGAGTATACCATTGTAGATAAGACAGGTAAACCAATTGGTTGGTCTGATTATAATGATGAAACTCCTCCCCCTCAAGGAAAATATTATTGCGGGGTTGGATTTGATACTGTGGAAGGTAGGGATTTGTCTGAAGCACACGCCTCTGCATGTAATTCCGCAGGAATTTCAATCGATGGAACGAACGCAGAAGTTATGTTATCTCAGTGGGAATATCAGACAACAGCAACCACTGCTTTAAATGCCGCAGATAATGCATGGCTTTCTAGATTTTTCCTTCAACGGATAGCAGAACGGATGGGTTTTGTAATTTCATACCATCCAAAGCCCGTAGAAGGAGAATGGAACGGTTCTGGCGCACATATTAACTTCTCTACAGATTTTATGAGGAAACATGCAGACATACCTTATATGCATCTAATCTGTTCAAACATGGAACAATACCATGATGATGCAATTTCTGTTTATGGTGTGGGAAATGAGGACAGATTGACTGGTGAATATGAAACCTCACCCATAAATAAATTCTCATGGGGAGAAATGGACAGAGGGGCTTCTATCAGAATCCCTTGGTTCACGATTAACAATGACGGTAAAGGATATCTTGAAGATAGAAGACCTGCTGCAAATGTTGACCCATATGAAGCATATAATCATTTAATGAACATTACTGCTAACATTAATGAAGAAATGCTAATCGCTACATAATTTGATATTTTGGAGAAAATTGTGCCTAGGAAAAAGAAAATCAAGAGAGAAAACATATCAGGACTTTCTGATAAAAGTAGTTTGTCGTATGAAAGTTATATGAAACAAGCATTGAGTTTGATTTCCTCGAATCTTTCTATTAGAGTGTATAAACTTGCACCAAAGGAAGAGTACCCTGCTTTCGAGCGGGGGAAAGACCTTCGTGTTCAATTGTATTGGAATAAAGAATCTAAGTACGAGTTTATTGTAGATCAATCATTTTGGTATCAGTCTAATAGAAATAAAGAAGATAGAGAGTGGATGCGTACTTTTGCAGATCATAAAATTAAACTTGTTAAGGATGCACTCATCAAACCAAAGAAGAAGAAGATCACCAAGAAGGTTACTCCAAAGAAGAAAACCAAAGTTGGTTCTACTCAGGATGTTTTTGAAAAGATGAAAACTAAATGAGTGATTTTAGTATTACAAATTTTGTTGGTGATTTCAACCCCAAAGATGCCAATAAAGTATATGATGAAGGTAATGTCGTATTGTTTAACGGTAAACAGTATGTTGCTACTCGACAGACATCTGGATTTTCTCCTCTTCATGGTGAGAAAAGAGGATGGAAAGTGATGCAGTCGAAAGGAACTATGACATTTACAAACAGTGAAACAGAACCAGAAATCGCAAATGAAGGCGACCACTGGTTCGATTCTTCTAGTGGTAAATTGTACATTTACATAGAAGACCAAGATACGAGACAATGGATAGAATTGTGATTTTATTAGATAATAATCAATTGGTTATAGCAAACCTATTTCAATCATTAAAATATGACCCGAATATCGATGAGGATATGGTAAGAACTTTGATGCTAAACACCTATAGAATGTATAGGTCAAAGTTTCGTGACGAATATGGAGAGATTGTAATTTGTCATGATGGGGGTAGGTATTGGAGAAAAGATATCTTTCCACAATACAAAGCAAGCAGAAGCAAAAATCAAAAGGCTTCTGATGTGGATTGGGATAGAATCCATGAGGTGATGAATATGATTCACCAAGAAGTGGTTGAGAATTTCCCATACAAAAATCTTAAGATTAAAACAGTAGAAGCAGATGATATTATCGCAATTTTGTGCGAGAAGTATCATATGGATGAGAATATTGTTATTGTTTCAAATGATAAAGATTTTCAACAATTACAAAGATATCCCAATGTTAAACAATTTAGTCCAACAAAGAAGCAATTCTTAGAATGTAAAGACCCAGAAGAGTTTTTGACCTATCATATTCTGAAAGGTGATTCTTCTGATGGTATTCCCAATATTCTTTCAGAAGATGATGTTTTCATCGATCCAGACAAAAGACAAAAACCTTGTGGTGACAAGAGAATATCTGAAATGAAAGAAAATCTTTCAGAATGGACTTCCACAGAAAATTGGGAGAGAAATCAAAACTTAATTGATTTTAATATGATTCCTGATATCATTAGAGAAAGAATACTCGAAGAATATGATAAGGAACCAGTTGCCAATAGAAGTAATATTTTAAACTACTTTATTGACAAGAAACTAAAGAATTTAATGGTCAACATAGAGGAGTTTTAGAAGTGGCCAACAGAAAGAATAAAAAACCAAACAGAACCAACGAGAATGAAGATTATCAAGACATCGCGAAGGGTGGTTCACGAAAACAAAAGAGAAAAAATCAAAGGCGAAACGAAAAGAAATATCTAAAAGATGTAGTTCGTGGAGATGTTGACCCTGAAGATTATCAAGATTACATGGAAGCAGGTTTTTAATACTTGCAATTGATTGAATATAGTGTATAATGAATACACTGTCTAGTTTATGGAGATTACATTATGACAACACAAACAGCGATTGCTCTATCACAGAGAACTCTTGATATTCTGAAGAACTTCTCTACAATTAACTCTAACATTCTAGTGAAGCCTGGTAACAAACTAGTTACAATTTCACCAGTTAAGAATGTCATGTCAGAGGCTATTGTGGAAGAAGATTTCGATGTTGAGTTTGGTATCTGGGATTTGAGTAAATTTCTTGGAACAGTTTCACTGTTCGCCAAACCAGAGTTCGAGTTTCACGACAAGCATGTTGTGATTCGTGACGAGAAGAAGAAGTCAGAAGTTACATATCATTACTCTGAACCTCGTCTTCTCACAACCGTTAACAAGGAAATTAACATGCCAGAGTCTGTGATTGATTGTACAATCACACAGGATATTCTGAATGATATTCTAAAGGCATCTTCCGTATTGCAAGTCAACGATATTGCAATTCGTTCTAACGGTGACTCACTTGAGATTGTTGCACTTGATAAAGCAGATGCTACATCAAACAACTACTCTATCGAACTTGGAGACCTTCCAAGTCACGATGATTTTACTTTCTACTTCAAGGCAGAAAATCTTAAGATGTTGCCTGGAGATTATGATGTCAAGATTACCGACAAGGTGATTAGTCAGTTTAAGAAAGTAAACGATGAGTTGACATATTGGATTGCTCTCGAATCAGATTCCCAGTACGGAGGTTGATTCGTGAATACATTAGTGACAGGTGGTAGTGGACTTGTAGGTTCCGCAATTGAATCTAATTTTAAACCATCAAGTGAATATGTAAACTTGATGCATGTGGAAGATATCATTCGGTATATTACACGAAACAAAATTGATTCAATCATACATTGTGCCGCAAAGGTTGGAGGTATTAAAGCAAACTCTGATCATCTTGGAGAATTCTTCTACAAGAATGTCATCATGAATGCCAACCTTCTTCATGCCGCTCACGAGGCTGGTGTGAAGAAGGTTGTGTCATTCATGTCTACTTGTGTTTTTCCTGATGATGTGGAGTATCCACTTACACCATGTCAGATTCATATGGGGGAACCACATCCATCTAATTATTCATATGCTTATGCAAAGAGAATGTTAGAAGTTCAGAGTAGAGCATACAGAGACCAGTACGGTAGCAATTTCGTTACAGTAATTCCCTGTAACATCTACGGTCCAAACGATAATTTTAATTTGGATTCTGGACATGTTATTCCTTCTCTCATCCATAAGTGTTATTTAGCAAAACAGAATAATACAGATTTTGAGATTTGGGGTACAGGTCAAGCATATCGTGAATTTATTTACTCAAAAGATGTTGCATATATAGCACAGTGGGTTTTAGAAAATTATGATGAGTATGAACCTCTTATTATCTCTCCAGACGAAGAAATTTCTATTGCGACAATTGCACAGGAGATTGCATGGAGAATGGAATTTGAAGGAAATATTGTTTATAATGGAATGAGAGATGGACAGTTGAAGAAACCATCAAATAATATGACACTTAAGCATATGTTACCCGATTATACATTTGTTCCTATTGAAGTAGGATTGAGAAGAACAATTGAATGGTTTATTGAAAATTATGAAAAGGCGAGAAAATGAAAAAAGCATTAATTACAGGAATTAACGGACAAGATGGTTCTTATCTTGCCGAGTTTCTTTTGGAGAAGGGGTATGAAGTTCATGGGGTTCTCAAAAGAAATTCAGTAGCAGAAAATCAGACTGCAAGATTAGATGATGTATTTGATAAGTTACATTTATATTATGGTGACTTAACAGATCTTTCTTCTTTGATTGGAATTCTTCAAAAGGTACAACCAGATGAAGTTTATAACCTTGCTGCACAGTCACATGTCCGCATTAGTTTCGATGTTCCGATTTATACGGCAACTGCGACTGGACTTGGTGTGTTGAATGTATTTGAGGCGTGTCGATTGGTATGTCCTAAAGCCAAAATTTATCAAGCATCTTCTTCTGAAATGTTTGGAAACTGTATTGATGATGATGGTTTTCAGAGAGAAACAACTCCTATGCGTCCAGTGAGTCCATATGGTTGTGCTAAGGTGTTTGGATATAATATCGCACGAAACTATCGACATTCCTATGACATGTTCATTTCAAATGGAATTCTATTCAATCATGAATCACCTCGTCGTGGTTCTAACTTTGTTACCAGTAAAGTCGTGAAAGGTGCATGTGCAATCAAGATGTGTAAACAAGAAAAGTTGGCTCTTGGAAATCTTGATGCAAGCAGAGATTGGGGCCATGCAAAAGATTATGTTGAAGCAATGTGGATGATTCTTCAGCACGATAAGTCAGATGATTATGTTTGTTCTACTGGTATATCTCATACTGTTCGTGATTTGTGTGAATATTCATTCAAGGCACTTGATTTAGACTACAAAGATTATATAATGTTAGATGAGAAGTATCTCCGTCCCGAAGAATTGGAAGACTTGAAAGGCGATTCAACAAAAATTCGTGAGGAGTTGGGTTGGGAACCACGGTACTCGTTTGAGAAAATGATTGATGAAATGATTGAGAATGAACTTATGGACACTTATGGAGTCTCGAAAGAGGATATAATATGAATCATGTGAAAGAATATCTTTGGGTCGAAAAGTATCGTCCAAAGACAATTGATGAGTGTATTTTACCAGAGTCTATCAAGTCTACTTTTAAAAGTATGGTAGATTCTGGAGAATCACAAAATCTTCTCTTGTCGGGGAGTGCGGGTTGCGGTAAGACTACTATTGCAAAAGCACTTTGTAATGAGTTGGACACGGACAATATTATTATTAACTGTTCTGAAGATGGTAACATCGATACCCTCAGAACGAAAATTCGTAATTTTGCTAGTACAGTTTCATTGTCTGGTTCAAAAAAGATTGTGATTCTCGATGAGTTTGATTATTCAAACGCACAATCTACCCAACCCGCACTCCGCGGCTTTATTGAAGAGTTTAGCAATAACTGTCGATTTATTCTGACATGCAACTTTAAAAATCGTATCATCGAACCTCTCCATTCCCGATGCACATCAATAAACTTCTCCGTTCCCAAGAAAGAGAAACCAAAGATGGCAACTCAATTTATGGAGAGAGTTAAGTATGTTCTCGACAAGGAAGAAATTCCATACGAAGAAAAGGTTGTTGCTGAATTGATCATGAAGCATTTCCCCGACTTCCGAAGAGTTCTGAATGAACTTCAGCGATATTCAATCGCAGGTTCAATTGATGTAGGAATTCTTACTCAAATTGGAGAGATACATATTAAGGACTTGGTGGAGCATATGAAGAGTAAAGACTTCACCAATGCAAGAAAGTGGGCTGTTGATAATTTGGACAATTCACCGTCCGAGTTGTTCCGAAAAGTTTATGATGGATTATATGATCATTTAGCACCATCCTCTATTCCTCAAGCAGTATTGATTCTTGCAGAATATCAATATAAGTCTGCATTCGTTGCAGATCAAGAAATTAATTTAGTGGCATGTATTGTCGAACTTATGATGGGATGTGAATTCAAATGAAAAAACTAATAGCAGAAGGTGATCACCTTATTCTTGAAAAGGTAGATTACGATAAAGAAGAACAAACAGCAAGTGGTCTTTATATTAAGAAGAGTCAGGTTCTAGATGGTTCTTATGCTGAAGCAAAGATTTTATCTATGGGCAGAGGACTACCAATTTCAAATGGAGATATTCCAGAAGTGGAGTACAAAGAGGGAGATACGATTCTATATGATGCAAGGTCTAGAATTGGACTCCATGCAGATTATGATATTATCCGAAGAGAGCATGTGATTGCAGTGATACATAATGAAACTGACTGAGTATCTTAACGCTATCAATTATACGAAAGAACCTCTCATGGACACAGAAGATGAGCAGGTGGAGAAGCAATATGTTCCCTTTGTGGTTAACCGTTGTTTCTCATATTTCATTGATACTGTTCTTCATGCAAATCAGATGAATCAGTTTTCCTCTACAGACAAGAAAATGCAATTTGATTACTATCAAGGTGCTGTTCGGAAAAGAAAACGATTTAGTAAATGGCTTAAGAATGAAATGAGTGATGATTTTTCTGTAGTGAAGGAATATTATGGATACAACAATTCCAAAACCAAAGAGGTAATGAACTTGTTATCCTTAGAGGATATCGAGGAAATGAGAATATACCTAACTGGTGGTGGTATAAAGTGATAATTCCATACATATTGGTGTATTGAATTAAGGAAAAAAATTATGGAACAAGAAGACATTTTTAAGGGATTGGGTGTTGAGATAAAACTCAAATCAGAAGATGATTTTTTGAAGATAAAAGAAACCCTTACCCGAATAGGGATATCATCCCGAAAAGAAAAAAAATTATACCAATCCTGTCATATCTTACATAAGAGGGGAAGATATGCAATTATGCATTTCAAGGAACTTTTTGAAATGGATGGATTGGAATCAAACTCATCTGAAAATGATATAGCAAGAAGAAATACAATTACAAGTTTACTGGAGGAATGGGGCCTTCTTTCAGTAATAGAACCATTTGAAGAAGATGAACCAATGGTAAATATGGGACAAATTAAGATTTTGTCGTATAAAGACAAAGATGATTGGGAATTAGTACCTAAATATCATATAGGAAACAGTTGATTATGGATTTATATTATGAACACACTTTTGATAAGTTTCTATAGCGATATAGAAGATAAAACTTACTATAGCGACCATGCTAAAAGATTGATTTCTGAGTGCGAGGCATTAGAAATACCTCATGACATTAGACACAAAGAGTCTCTCGGAAGTTATCAATTAAACTGTTTGAGCAAACCACAATATATCTTGAATCTACTCGAAGAATTAAATAGACCAGTTTTATGGATGGACATTGATAGTAAAATTCATAAACAATTGGATATATTTGATAAGTTTGAAGAAGATGTTGATATGGTTCTTGCTACAGCAAACGGAATGTTGTCTGGAATCAAAGCATCTCCATTGTATTTTGGAAACACAGAGAATGCAAAGAACTTTATCCGAGCATGGATTACCTCTGGTAAAGATATTATAGAAAATAATAGGGGTGTTTTTGATCATGAACCACTTTTTCCATTGGTTGAACACTTTAATAAAATGATAAACATGAGATTTGTGGGTCCAGAATATTGCATATGGCCAGGACACACAAATGAAAATACTTGTATTACAATGGGACTCGCAGATTCAGAAACAAAAAAAGAATCATTGAGAAGTTTAGGTTTTGATGAATCATTAATTGAGTGGCAATCGCCAGGGAATAAAATATGAAGTGGGATGTATACGGTGCGCCTTTTGATTTGGAATATTCTTCTTGTTCAAACATAAAACCAGTTATGTTTTCATGGAAGGATGTTGAATTGGATGTAGAAATATGGGTGGATGTCGCAATTGAACAGGGATTGGTAACTCCAAAAAGAAGAGCAAATAAATATGCATGGATATGCGAATCTCGTTCTATAGTTCCATTCTTTTCAAATCTATACAGTATAAATGAAGATGGTAGAATGTTTGTTTCTGGAATTACTCCTATTCTACAAGATATGATAGACGAGTATGATGCAATATTTACATGCGATAAGGATTTAGTCAATCTACATGAGAAGATTCATTTTTGTCATGCAGGAAGCACACACCCGTGGATTGATAAAGAACATCGTGATATTCACTTTAAAGAAACAATGCACTTTTCTTCTATGATTGCATCAAGTAAGAATCTTTGCAGAGGTCATCAGGACAGGTTTGATTTATACGAGAGAATTAAAAATGAGTTTGGGCCACCGAATGATGACAATATTAATCCAGCAGTTTTTGTTTTTGGTTCAATTGTTGGTCAATCTTTTGGTGTCAGTCAAAATGTAAATGAAAAATGGCACGACAAGGCCTCCGCTCTTCAGTCTTTTGTTTACAATATTGTAATGGAGAATGATAGATATCCCGGATATTTTACAGAGAAACTTACCGATTGTTTTGTAACAGGAACAGTTCCAATTTATTAT